GCATCAAAGAGTGGGGCTGGACTACACCTATTTTGGTAGATGAGCAAGGCGGCATCATTGCTGGGCATGGCCGTACATTAGCAGCCCAAAAGTTAGGCATGACCGAAGTTCCAGTAATGGTAGCTAAGGGATGGTCCGATGCCAAGAAGCGTGCTTACATTATTTCCGACAATAAATTAGCACTAAATGCTGGTTGGGATAATGAAATGCTAGCTCTTGAGCTAAGTGAAATCAAAGACCTAGGCTTTGACCTGGACTTAACTGGTTACAGTGCTGGAGAAATTGCTGGATTAACTTTTAAAGAAAAAGATTTGTATCCTGACTCAAGCACGCAAGAAATAGACCCAGATGACTACAACATGGGACATCAATGCCCTAAATGTGGATTTGAGTTTGATGATGATAAATAAACCAGATTGCGCTTGGAACCTTGCAGACTTAGCTTCTGTTCCTAAAAACGGGTTGAAGGTAATGAGCACCTTTGCTTGTGGAGGAGGCTCGAGCATGGGCTACAAACGCGCAGGTTGTGAGGTGATTGCAGCTAATGACATTGACCCTGAAATGGCATGGCACTACAAGTTAAACATCAACCCCAAGCACTATTTCCTTTGTCCTATTGGTGAATTGATGGAAAAGGAATTACCAGAAGAACTTTACAATTTAGACATTCTTGATGGCTCTCCACCTTGTTCTACCTTCAGCATGGCAGGCAGCAGAGAAAAAGCATGGGGTAAAGACAAGCATTTTAGAGAAGGCCAAGCAAAGCAAGTTCTATCTGACTTGTTTTTTGACTATCTTGACTTGGTAGGCAAGCTCAAGCCAAAGGTAGCCATTGCTGAAAATGTCAAGGGAATGCTGATTGGCAATGCCAAAGGCTATACAAAAATGGTGATGGCGCGGTTCAAAGAGTTGGGCTATCGTCCGCAATTGTTCCTGTTGAATAGTGCTGATTGTGGTGTTCCACAAAGGCGTGAACGCGTTTTTTTTGTGGCTATTCGTGATGACATTGATGCCCAGCCTTTGAAGCTGGCTCCTAAACATCAGTGGATAAATTGCGGAAATGCCACAAAAGATTTAAAAATAACTCTGGATGAATTGGAAGAAGTTAAATTTACTGCTAATACAGATTTAATTTGGTGGCCTAAAACCCGACCTGGTGAGGATTATGGAGATGCTGTTAAGCGTACTGGACAACCGGTTAAATTATGGAATTCCAAAAAACTTGATTCAAATGCGCCTTCTTTAACATTGACCGCAACTCATACAATGTTTAAACATTGGGAAGAGCCAAGACATCTAACATTTCGAGAATATGTGAGATTGGGAGCATTCCCAGATGATTACAAGGCCAAATCAGACAAGATTGGCAAGTACATGATAGGCATGAGTGTTCCTCCTAAAATGACTGAACAGGTTGCTCGCGCAGTGATTGACCAATGGCTTTTGCCAAAGGGGAAATAATGTCTAAGATTGAAAAACCCGTTCTAAAAAAACAGGATGCTAGAAAATTAAATGGAGGCGCTCGTGAAGGCGCTGGCAGACCAGCCTTTGAACCAACACCAGCAGAGCGCAAACAAGTAGAAGCACTCAGTGGCTACGGCTTGCCCATTGACCAGATAGGCGCACTGGTGCGGGATGGAATAAGCGTTGATACACTACGAGCGCACTTTAGCGCAGAGCTGCAGTCAGGCAAGGCCAAGGCTAACGCCCAAGTGGGCAAGACCCTGTTTAGCAAGGTGATGGCTGGCGATACGACTGCAGCAATCTGGTGGAGCAAGACCCAGATGCGCTGGGCAGAAACCCAAAAGCATGAGCTGACTGGAGCAGATGGCGCACCCCTAGAGTTTGCCAAGATTGAGCGCGTGATCGTCAAGAATGGGTAAAATCCTGCAAATTCAGACACCAGAATGGGCGCTGCCCCTGCTGGAAGCCAGCCGCTACAAGGGCGCTTGGGGTGGGCGAGGCTCTGGCAAAAGCCACATGTTTGCCGAGCTAATGATTGAAGGCCACATTATGGACCAGCGGCGGCGCAGCGTTTGCGTCCGTGAGATACAGAAGTCCTTAAATCAGTCCGTCAAGCGGCTGCTGGAGACCAAGATCGAGGACATGAACGCCGGTGCTTACTTTGAAGTACAGGATGCCGTCATCAAGTCCAAAAAGGGCGATGGGGCCATTATCTTTCAGGGTATGCAGAACCACACAGCCGACTCTATTAAGTCGCTAGAAGGATACGATTGCGCTTGGGTAGAGGAAGCTCAAAGTCTAAGTCAGACCAGCCTTGACCTGCTGAGGCCAACCATCCGCAAGCCTGGCTCTGAACTGTGGTTCACATGGAACCCAAGGCATAACAGCGACCCCGTAGATTTTCTGTTGCGTGGGCCAGAGCCGCCAACCGATGCGGCAGTAATCAAGGTTAACTTTGGCGACAACCCTTGGTTTCCACAAGTCCTGAAGGACGAAATGGAGTACGACAAGCGGCGTGACCCCGACAAGTATCAGCATGTTTGGATGGGTCAATACCTACGGAACAGCACAAGTAGGGTGTTCAGGAACTGGAAGATTGACGATTTTGAAGCCCCAGCAGAAGTTATCCACAGGCTAGGTGCTGACTGGGGTTTTTCGGTTGACCCGACTGTATTGGTGCGCTGCCACATAATCGGGCGCACCCTATACATTGACTATGAAGCGTACATGGTGGGCTGTGAGATCGTCAATACGCCTGAGCTGTTCATGCAAGTGCCAGAGGCTGAGAAGTGGCCTATCGTTGCTGACTCAGCCCGACCCGAGACCATCAGCCACATGAAGCGCAACGGCTTTCCTAAGATCATGACAGCGGTCAAAGGGCCAAAGTCGGTAGAAGAAGGCATCGAATTCCTGAAGAACTACGACATCGTGGTTCACCCTCGCTGCATTCACACGATAGATGAACTGAGCCTGTATAGCTACAAATCAGACCCGCTAACTGGGCGAATCCTGCCCCAGCTTGAGGACAAAAAGAACCATGTAATTGATGCATTGCGGTATGCCTGCGAGGGCATCAGACGAGCGACAATCACAAAACCGGCTATATTTACGCCATTGCCCAATGTCAAACGCTGGTAGATAATCGCCCCAAAAGGACAAACATGGCACGAATACCCAACGACCAACGCCTTGCCAATTTGCATGCTGAAGCCCTGCGGCAGTTCAACGACATTCAGACTGCGCTGCGGGACGAGCGCCTGCAATGCCTGCAAGACCGGCGTTTCTATTCCCGTTGTGGTGCTCAGTGGGAAGGTCCACTCTATGACCAATACGAAAACAAGCCGAGGTTTGAAGTCAACAAGATCATGTTGGCGGTCATTCGCATCGTCAACGAATACCGCAATAACCGCATCACTGTTGACTATGTAAGCAAGGACGGCACTGAGAACGACAAGCTGGCTGAAGTCTGTGATGGCCTTTATCGGGCTGACGAACAGGCATCGGTGGCTGATGAAGCCTACGACAACGCCTTTGAAGAAGCCGTAGGCGGCGGCATTGGGGCGTGGCGGCTGCGGACAGTTTACGAAGATGAAGAGGACGATGAGGACGATAGGCAGCGGATTCGCTTTGAGCCAATTTACGATGCAGACAGCTCCGTATTCTTTGACTTGAACGCCAAGCGCCAAGATAAGTCAGACGCTAAGTTCTGCTTTGTGGTCACAAGCATGACCCGTGAGAGCTACAAAGAAATCTACAACGATGACCCAACGGATTGGCCTAAGATCATTCACCAGTACGAGTTTGACTGGTCAACGCCTGATATTGTCTTTGTTGCCGAGTACTACAAGATCGAGGAAAAGACAGAGACCATCCGCATTTTCCAAGCGATTGATGGAACTGAGGAACGCTATACGCAGACCGACTTTGCGAACGATGAGACCCTAGAAGAAACCCTAATGGCTATCGGCACAAGGGAAGTTCGGCAGAAGCGGGTCAAGCGCATGCGTGTTCGCAAGTACATCATGAGTGGCGGCAAGGTTCTTGAGGACGCTGGCTACATCGCTGGCAAAAACATCCCGATTGTGGTCGTCTACGGCAAACGCTGGTTTGTCGACAACATCGAGCGTTGCATGGGTGCGGTGCGTCTAGCCAAGGATGCCCAGCGCCTGAAGAATATGCAGCTTTCCAAGCTGGGCGAGATTAGCGCACTGTCCAGCATCGAAAAGCCCATCATGACCCCTGAGCAAGTAGCAGGGCATCAAGTGATGTGGGCTGAAGACAATCTACGTGATTACCCTTATTTGCTGATTAATCCTGTGTCTGGGCCAGACGGCAACACACAGATTGCTGGGCCGGTAGCCTATACAAGATCAGCGGCAATTCCACCAGCGATGGCGGCGCTGTTACAGATCACCGAGCAGGACATGCAAGACATCTTGGGCAACCCGCAAGGCGCTGATAAGATGGTGTCTGGCGTTTCGGGCAAAGCGGTGGAGATGATACAAACCCGCGTAGACATGCAGACCTTCATCTACATGAGCAACTTTGCCAAAGGCATGAAACGCTGCGGTGAGATATGGCTGGGCATGGCGAAGGAAATCTATACCGAGGACAAGCGCAAGATGAAGACCATCACACCCACTGGTGAGGCTGGCATGGTTGAGCTGATGCAGCCAATGATTGACCCAGAGACTGGCGGCATGATGATGGCAAACGACTTGAGCGATGCCACTTTTGACGTTGTTGCAGAGGTCGGGCCATCGTCCAGCAGCAAGCGTGCCGCCACGGTTCGGGCTTTGACTGGCATGCTTCAGATCACTCAAGACCCTGAGACCCAGCAAGTATTGACCGCAATGGCAATGATGAACATGGAAGGCGAAGGCGTTGGGGATGCCAATGCTTACTTCCGTAAGAAGCTACTGCGGATGGGCGTGGTCAAGCCTACGGATAACGAAGCCGAACAACTTATGGCAGAGATGCAAGGTAAGCCGCAAGACCCGAATTCAATGTACTTGCAAGCGGCGGCTGAGAATGAAACCGCTAAGGCTGCAAAAGCCCGAGCCGACACTGTGGAAACTGTGGCAAGCGCAGAACTCAAACGTGCTCAAACTCTTGAAACTTTGGGCAAAGTTGAAGAGACTGCCCAAAATATGGCATTAACGAACACCGAGGCTGTCCAGCAAATTCTGCAAGGGCAGATTGTTCAGCCAGTTGTCAGGTAACTTAAAAAGTACGACAATCAAAATAACGGCAACCACCCAGCCGTTTAAAGTGGGTGAGTTTGATGGGGTCAGCGATGAACAAAAAGGCAGTAATTGAGGACGACGAAATCGAGGTAATTGAAGAAGAAACCGAAGTCAGCGAAATCGTTGAAGAGGTTGAACCCGAAGATACCGAAGAGGTTGTTGTCAGCATTGGTGAGGAAGCGCCACCTCCCGAAGAACATACTCCCGCGCCTGAATGGGTTAAAGAGTTGCGTAAGACGAATCGAGAACTGCAACGGCAGAACCGTGAACTGCAAGGCAGGCTGCAAGCTGCACCACCTGAGACCAAGCCAGTGGTGATAGGCAACAAGCCAAAGCTGGAAGATCACGACTATGACGCTGACAAGTACGAAGCAGCACTGACAGATTGGTTTGACAGAAAACGTCAAGCTGATGATGTCAACGCCAAGCAAGAAGCTGAAGTTATGAATCAGCAGAAAGCATGGCAAGCTAAGTTGGATGGTTATGGCAAGGCGAAAGCCGAGCTAAGAGTAAAGGATTTTGATGATGCTGAAGAATTGGCTCAACAAGTTTTTTCTATCACCCAGCAAGGCGTTTTGCTGCAAGGTGCAGATAACCCTGCACTCGTTGTATACGCACTTGGTAAAAATCCTGCAAAGGCTAAAGAGTTGGCTGAAATCAAAGACCCCGTAAAGTTTGCCTTTGCGGTAGCAAAACTGGAGAAAGACTTGAAAGTTACAAACCGTAGGCAAGCACCCGCACCAGAGCGAATCGTTACAGGAACTGGACGATCTGCCGGTGCGGTGGACTCA